ATGCAGCGAAGCTCAGAAACGACGCTTTTCAGTAGCAATAGCAGTACCCGTAGTAACCAGTAAACCCTGTTTTCCTTGCCATAGACACCATCCCTGTCTTCCCCCACATGATGTGGGGGTTTTTTTTATCAGGTACTTAGAAAAAATCCCTTATAAATCAACCCTTCTTGCAACAGCCATAAGCAGCTACAAGAAGGATATAGCGTTACGGGTGTAGACAAGATGTAGACAACATTGTCACACCGCCAACCCGCCGCCGAGAGGGTTTAACGTTACTGCGTGTTGCAGGTAATCAGGTGCAAGGTGAGCATAAACCATCGTCTGTTGTATGCTGGCGTGCCCCAGAATTTGCTGTAACGCAATAATGTTCCCCCCGTTCATCATGAACCAGCTTGCAAATGTATGCCGAAGCACATGCGTGGCCTGCCCGCGTGGTAAATCGGGCTTAACCTGTCTGAGCCGTTCGCAGAAGTTTTCATAGTCAACTTTGAACAGTGGCCCGGTGTCGCTGGTTTTGATCTCTTTCTCCAGTTCTTCCGATATCGGAACCGTGCGCTTTTTCCCGTTTTTGGTCTTAAGAAACGTCACACGCCCGTGATTTACCTGCTCGCCTCGCAGCGTGCTACCTTCGCCCCAGCGTGCGCCGGTGCTTAGGCATAACAGTGCTACGCGTCGATCGTCGCCGGTCAGAGTATCCAGCAATCTGCTGATCTCTGATTTGGCGAGGTAGGTCATGGCTGGCGGTGCTTCTTTCAGTGGTTCCAGACCCTTGCAGGGGTTTTCCTTCCTGAACTCTTCCAGCTTTATCAACGTGCTGAACATCCCGGACAAGCGGTAAATATCCCGGTTGATCGTTGCTGCGCTGATACCGTCTTCCAGCCGTTGGCTTCGATGCTGTGCAATCATTCGCTTGTTCAGTCGGTTAACGGCTGGATCACCCAGCGCCCTGATTGTTTTATTCAGATGCCGTTTTTCAATCTCGCCATTTTCCTGAGTCTGTCCATACAGCAGCCACCAGGTATCTAACAACTCGCTTAAGGTGCGGCGGTCAACGCTCGCGCCCAGCCATTCTTTTTTATCGGCGTTGGCTAATACATAACGCTCAAAAAGAACTGCCTCTTGTTTCTTCTCAAATCGCCTGCGAATACGTTTTCCGTTACGTCCGCGCGGCCATACGTCTACTTCATATTGACCACCTTCGAGCTTCTTAATCGACATAAGAAAGCCCTCCGGCGTTTACTTCTCCATCTTGGTAACAGATGGTGAAAATGTAATGTTTATAAATAGTTAACCAGTTTGTTTCTCGGAGTGGCCTGATTCCGTTGACTCTGGCCCAATGTGTGCGAGAGCCGGTGCGATTTGACCAGCTTGCGGGGCGGTCTTATCAGTCATTAGCCAAAGTGTGTACTTTTCAAATAGTGGGTGTTGGGTGAGTTTCATTAGTGTTGTCCAGCCTGGTTCGTTATATCCCCCCTCTAATTTTTTCAATGTACTAATGGGTATCTCCATGATTTTGCAAAATTGATTCTGGCTGAGTCCTTCAGCAGTTCGAATCGCCTTTATTTTTTCAGATACGATCATTGACATGGTTCCGACTTGTGATCTAGCATTTACTCAACTGGTTCATATCTCGGAACCAGTTGAACCAGACTTATGACCGCCAATTTAGGCAGTTATAAGCCGAAATAAGCGCCTAGCGCTAATGCGGAGATTAGCACAAATGAGTGGAAGACTTGAGCGGGGCAACAGAAGTGACGGAATCCATGTTGCTGAATTCCGCCGTAGTTATTTCCGGAATGGACGTTATGCAGGGACGGTTAAAACTAGTGGCTCCGTTTCGGGGCCAGTGAAGCAGCAAGTTCAGCTTTAGCAATGTATTGCTGGAGGAAGGTTACGGTGTCTTTTGCTTGCTCAACGGTTAAACCAGTAAACAACTCGCCTGCTTCGGGCAGTTTTGTCGGTGTAGCTAAGTGGTAGTGGAAGCGTAAGCAAGCCAGGTCATTAGCAACGAGGTATTCAAGTTCAGCAGGAATGTAGATAGGTACTTCTTTCTGAGACATAAAGATCTCCTTTCTGGTTGTGTGGAAACTCCAGAATACCACGCGCCGGGCGTGGCTAAAAATCCCGGCATATCTTCAATGAGAGGTGATAACGCTATGACAGACAAAGAGTTAGAGGGGTTCATTGAAGTGCGTCACGCTGTTGACGCGGTTCCATACCCAAAATTTGCAGAATTGATCGGTAAGAAACCCGCCACGGTTAAGAGCATGATTGAAGACGGTAAGTTGCCGATCATCCCGTGGAAGAACCCGGAAAGCCTGGGCGCCCGCGCTGAGAACTGGATCTATATTCCTGAGTTCAACCGCGCAATGCGTGACGCCTATTACAACCGTCCGAGAGAACAGCGCGACGCCTGGTTGTTGTGGATCGGTCTTTGAGGTTATCGCGATGAGCCAGAAAACAGCCAACCACGAAAACCGGGTGCGTGAATGCAACGACATTCTGGACACCCATTTAAAAGATATGCAAACGGGCTTCATGATTCGCACCAATAGCGGCGAATTTATGATCAGGGATAAAAAGCTGATTAAGAAAATAACCAAAGACGTGGCCCGCCATGTTGATGGTGAATTGCTTAAGCTGGGAATGTGAGGGGGCTTTTGTGGCTGTGCAATTAATACAGTTAAGTCGTCACTCATATTTATATCGTGGCTTCACTATTCAAAAATGTCCGCGTAATCCTTTTACGTCTAAGCACTCTTATCGTATTTCCAGCAATGGCGATTATTACGGGCGTGACTTTGCTTTAGCGGAAGCCATGCGCACGGTTGATCAGATGTATAAGCAAGGGGGCAGCAATGCACGATGAAGGCCCATCACTGGCAAGCCTGCTTAAGCACGGGTGCCAGGTTACACACTTCAAAAACTCACGCGGCTGGCTGGAAACACCAGACGGGCAATTCTTTAAACCTGAGCCTAGCAAGGTTCAATTTATTAAGGGAATGAGTAAGCCCTTTGTTTATACGAAGAAGATAAACAAAGGATTGCTTTTTAACCTTGTTAATTCTTTGAGAGATTTAATCGGCTAACAACGCCAGTTAAATAGTAATTAAAAAACAGTCTTCACTGTCGTCACTTAATTAAGTGATGGCGCTTTCACTCATCCTAAAAAGGATAAATAGCATGTTTAATAAACTGTTTGGAAAAAAAGTAGCAGCGGCAAAAGTTGAACTTAAGAAAGTGGAAAATCGCGATCTTATGGAAGCTATTGTCGGCGGTTGTCTTTTGGTATCTGCCGCCGATGGCGAGATCGAAAAAGAAGAAACCAGCAAGCTGGATCAGCTTATCCGCTCTAACCCGCGCCTTGCGCATTTCGGCAATGAAATCACATCCACCATCAACCGCTATACGGAACAGCTTGAAGCTGGCTTCCGCGTTGGCCGCATGAACATTTTGCGCGAAATCGACGACATCAAAAACGATCCGAACGAAGCCGAAGAAGTCTTCGTCAACATGCTGACTATCGCCGAAGCGGACGGCCAGATCGAACCAGAAGAACAGAAGGTGCTGGAAGAGGTCGGGCGCCGTCTGGGGCTGCGTGTTGAGGATTATCTCTGATGCTGCGCGTGCTGGATTCACTACGTCCGGCGCTGGCCCTGCTGTTGGCCTTCATGGTCGTAGCAGTGGATTTCACCAGCTACCTGCTTTCGGTGATTGGCGACGCCTTCTTCGTTGGCGCTCTTCTTCTCCTTGTCTGGCCTGCCCTCAAGTCAGCTAACCAATCAGCGGATCACCAGTAACAGATTGCCGGGGAGACCCGGCAATTTCTGAGGCTTCGAATCATGACTAAACGCGATCAATATAACTTCATCCTGCACGTTCTCTTACCTGCCGTTGAGCGTGAAGGGCTGACGATTAAAACCCGCCGCGATGGTGAGTTAACCCTTTCTTCTGACGATCCCTCTGTTTCCTGCTTTATCGACGATATGCGTCAGCGCCTTACCACAGCGTTGCAGCGTCCGGCTATTCCATCTTCCCCTTACGGAGTCCTGTAAAATGATCCGCCCGTTCATCAAATGGGCAGGGGGTAAAACCCGTGTCCTCCCTGACCTGCTGCCGCATCTTCCTAAAGCCGATTGCCTGATCGAACCGTTCGTAGGCGGCGCATCGATATTTCTGGCGACTGAATACCGCCGCTATGTGCTGGCTGATATCAACCCGGATCTTATTAACCTGTATCGGGAAGTCACCCGTTACCCGGACTTAGTGATCGATGCGGCCCGCGAACTGTTCAACAGTAAGAACAGCCCGCAGGGATACAACGAAGTCCGCGCCGCGTTCAATAAGCAGGTGGGTACGGTAAAAAGCGGTGGGTTGCGTTATGGCGCTGAAATGGCGTGCATCATGCGCGCTGCTCAATTCCTGTATCTGAATCGCCACGGTTATAACGGCTTATGCCGATACAGCCGGAAGACCGGCTTTAACGTGCCGTTTGGCAAGTATAAGAGCGTCTACTTTCCTGAAAATGAAATCCGCCTGTTTGCCGAAAAGGCCAACGATACAAAGGCAATATTTCTTTGCGCGCCGTTCCAGCGTTCTCTACAGGTCGTTACGGGTGGCGATGTTCTCGTTTACTGCGATCCGCCTTACCTGCCTGAAAGCAAAACAGCCGATTTTACCCAATACCACACCGAACCATTCACGGAAGACAACCACCGCCAGTTAGTCCAGGCACTGCTGGAAGTTAACCGTAAGCATGGCGTCAAGGTCGTCATTTCCAACAGCGACACCGAAGCCACCCGCGCGATTTATCAACCCTTCAAGATGCACGAAATCAGCGTGCAACGTTCCGTCAGCACTGACAAAGACAACCGCCAGAAGGCCAAAGAAGTGATCGGCGTGCTGCCTGTCTGCGACTGCTGCGGGCGTCATGGTGGTGGCTATTGCCCGGACTGCGGCCCATGCGCTGGCTATTCCGCCGACTTTGGAGATCACGCCGATGCCTTCTAACTCACATGAATTTAATCAAGGTGCGCTGCACGCGCTGAACGAAATCAAATTGATAGCGCTGGCGTTAGCCACGCACGTGGGCGTGATGAATGGGCAGGAAGAGGCGCAGGCGATAAAGGCTACTCTCGACGGGATTGTAGATCCGCTTATCACGAAATACCGCAAAGCGGAGGGGCAGCAGTGACCGCCTACTACAACGAAATCGATCCCTTCGCCGCGCAATGGCTGCGCAACCTGATCGACGCTGGGCACATCGCCCCGGGCGTCGTTGACACTCGCTCAATTGAGGAAGTAACCGCAAATGACCTTAAAGGATTCACGCAATGCCACTTCTTTGCCGGGATCGGCGTGTGGTCTTACGCCCTGCGCCGCGCAGGATGGCCCGATGATCGCCCGGTCTGGACAGGTTCATGCCCCTGCCAGCCTTTCAGCGCCTGCGGAAAGCGACAGGGATTTGACGATCCCCGCCATCATTGGCCCTCATGGGTTCACCTTATTAAGGAGTGCGCGCCTCACGTTGTCTTTGGGGAACAGGTTGCAAGCAAAGACGGCCTCGCATGGCTCGACGCTGTACAGGCTGATCTGGAAAACGCGGATTATGCCTTCGCAGGTTTCGATCTCTGCGCTGCGGGCTTCGGTGCCCCGCACATCCGCCAGCGCCTCTTCTGGGTGGCCGACGCCGACAGCGAATTCATGGAAGCATCCATCGAATGCGGGCAGGGAGGGAGGATTGAACTTGCAGACAGCGGCAGTCTTATCGGGGTGGACTACGCCAAGTGCGAGCGACGGAACGCGGGGTGGAACCGGGATTACTCCGGGCATGTCCGGCAGCAGTCTGGCGCAATTAGTGAAGCTGGCAGGTTGGCCGATACCAGTAGCGACGGACGGGAAGGGCGGTTATCAGGGCGGGAGAGTTCGCAACGGGAAGTTATCAACGGATCGGCTGGATGTAACGGCGCAGCTTGCGGGATGGCCCACGCCGAACACCTGCAACGACAGAAACCCGCGTCAGCAGGATGCCTTGATGAATTACCGGGAAAACGGAACCAAGATTCAGAAGCGATTGCAGGATTTGGCGGCAATAGCGGAACCAATGCGGTTAACGGTTTCTGGGGATCTGCTGACTGGCTTTTCTGCCGGGATGGAAAGTGGAGGCCAGTTAAACCCGGAATTAGCCCTTTGGTTGATGGGGTTGCCGGACGGGTGGGCCAGCTGCGCGCCTACGGTAATGCCATCGTTGCGCCGGTCGCGGAAGCGTTCATAGCTGCATATCTGGATTGTGCGCAATGACCACGGCAACCCGTGGCCGTCGCGCCCCTTCTCCACCTCCACCGTATCCGGGTAGCACCGACAATGCTATCCCTTACGCTTATGGCGGGAACAAACCATACCAGCCGGTTGGCGTTGATGTAGCGCCGGGGCTGGATGGTTTCGACTATCTCACGCCGGACGGCACGCGTAAGCATATTGCGTTCAGTGAACTGGTAGCGGAGGACGAAAAGCCGGAACGCAGTAAGCTGCTGCGTCGCCGTCTGGCTTCTCTTCCGCAGTATGTCCGCCGCCACTTTGCCGCGAAGCTTGATGCGCTGGATGCGAAAGACCGCAAAGCAGCAGATCACTGGCTGCTTAACACCTTTGAGCGCCACGTATTAGCGCGTATTGATGGCGTGAACAGTGTTTACCAGCCTGATACTGTGATGCCCGGCATTCTGCTGCCAATTCGCGATCAGCTTTTCCGTATGCTCTGGGCAGGGAAAAAAGAGTTAAAAAGACTGGCTTATACGCTTGCCGATATCTTTACGAGCGAGTTTATACGCGAGTCCGATCACCAGTTGGCGCGCACCGGCGATCCTGAGTTCGCGGCGCTTTCTGGCTATGGACGTATTGCGTCGCTGGCGGTGCATCTGAAAACGCCGATCCCCGGTTGGACAGCGTATTGCAATGAAGAACTTGAAGCGGAGGACGCGTTACGCGCGGTTCTTCGTCTTGAGTCACCGCAGTGGTGGTTAAACCGCCTGCGCCGTATCCATGCCCGATGGCGTGAGCATTTGATGATCGCAGCGGGATACGTCCAGAAAAAATCCTCCCCATACAGTAGCGCCCCTTGCCTTACGGAATGGCTGGCCCAGAAAAAGGCTAATCGTGAATACCTTAAGGCTATGGAACTGGAAGACCAGGACACGGGCGAGCGTATTTCACTGATCGATAAAGTCGCCGGCAGCGTTGCCAATCCGGCCAACCGTCGCCGCGAACTCATGACGAGGATGCGCGGATTTGAAGAACTGGCGAAGCTGGAAGGGTTGGCCGGTGACTTCTATACGCTGACAGCGCCTTCCCGTTACCACTCCATGCAGCATAACGGGCGCCGCAATAATAAATACTGTGGCGCGTCGCCACGCGAGACGCAGCAATATCTTTGCAAAGTTTGGGCGAGAACTCGCGCCGCGTGGAAGCGTGCCGGAATACGCGTCTTTGGTTTTCGTGTCGTTGAGCCGCACCATGATGCAACGCCGCACTGGCACTTACTGTTGTTTATGCATCCATGCGATATCGATCAGGCCCGCGATATTTTTTGCTATCACGCCCGGCGTGAAGATTCAGCAGAGTTAAAAGGCTCGGAGGCCATGAACCGGGCGCGTTTTCACGTTGAACCGATTGATCCGGCTAAAGGGTCTGCAACGGGATACATCGCGAAATACATTTCGAAGAATATCGACGGCTTCGCGCTGGATGGAGAAAAGGACGACGAAACCGGGGAAGACCTGAAGGAAATGTCCAGGCGCGTTAGCGCGTGGGCGTCGCGCTGGGCAATTCGCCAGTTTCAGCAGATCGGCGGTGCGCCGGTCACGGTATATCGCGAACTTCGCCGCCTGGGCAATCGTGAACTTGTTTTACACCCTGAACTGGAAACCGCACGGCAAGCCGCTGATGCAGGCGAGTGGGATAACTACGTATTAGCCCAGGGTGGCCCGTTGGTTGAGCGCGATAATCTGCGTATCCGTCTGAACTATGAAACCACTGAAAACGGCAACGCCTACGGCGATGACGTCCAGCGAATCACCGGTATCTATTGCCCGATTACGGGCAATGACTCTTTGATCTTCACCCGCACCACTCAATACAAAATCGTGCCGAAGCGCCAGAGCGCTGACGGTTTGGCCGTTGACGTTGGTTTTTCAGGCGGCATCGCCGCCCCTCGGAGTTCTGTCAATAACTGTACGCGGGATCCCGCGGCAGGTGCTGACGGTCTTGAACATGCCGATCATGAAGTGAGTGAGACGGTGAATTTTGATGCGCTTTCCCGGCAGGGAAAGAGGGAACTGGCGCAGAGGTTGAAAGAGGACTTGAAGCGAACTCGTAAGAAACTGTCACATCAACGGCAAGAAGGGTCTGGGCTGTCAATCAAAGAGAAACATATTCATGAGCTTCTTTCTTTACGCGGAGTTGATGCAAGCGCTGCAATGGTCAGATCGCTAATTGCTGGTTCATCTTTAGCCTGTGGGGATCAGGTAATGAGCGTAAGCAATGGGAAGTTAAAATCAAGTAGTCGCGCTGGTGCAGGAATAGGCATGCTGCCGACACAAGTGAAGGAGATAAAAGATAAAACTGTAGAACTTATCAATCGTTGGAAACGAGTATTGGCAGTATGTTCGAGTAAACTTACTGGATAGATTTTATGCTGATTATCCATACAGTAAAAAAGTGAGGATACTCTTTGAATAACGTTATTCAGAGTGGTAAGATTAGGCATTAATTTTCATTAACATAGTTACCAACTTATGTAAGTTGATGTTTTATTGGGGGTTTTATGGTAAATGTGCGGGAGGATGAACTTTTCAAACTCATCGAGCAAGGCATCAAAGGCAACGCAAATGCATTTACACTCCTATGCAGAAAGATGATTAACAACATCCGTAAAAATGATGAGACCTTAGCTTCTAAGCTGGCTTCGTTAGTTGCTGAGGGAACAGTATTGCGTGGGGCATCTAGTAATGCTCCTATGCCTGTGGATGGAGACTCCAGACGAAACCTTTTGCAGGAAACATCTGTCAACGCAATTGTTGAAGAACCTGTATGGAATTCGGATATCTCAAAGAAGCTGGAGTCAATTGTTAACGAAAGAGAGAATGCAGTTTCTTTGTTCAAAGCCGGTCTTGAACCTGTAAAAACGGTTTTACTTTCTGGCCCGCCAGGCGTAGGCAAAACAATGTCCGCACATTGGCTTGCTGCAAAGTTAAATTTACCTCTTTTAACATTGGATCTCTCATCTGTAATGAGTTCTCTTTTGGGAAAAACAGGCAATAATATTAAATCCGTTATGGATTATGCCAAAGAGAAACCATGTGTCCTTTTGCTTGATGAATTTGATGCTGTTGCAAAAAGACGTGATGATGACAGGGACGTTGGAGAATTAAAACGTTTAGTTACTGTACTCCTACAGACCATAGATGAATGGCCAGCGACCTCGCTTCTTGTTGCTGCGACTAATCACCCTGATATCTTAGATCCGGCTGTTTGGCGTCGATTTGAGCATATCCTTAAATTTAATATGCCATCAGTAGAACTGATAGATAGATATTTAGTTAATCATGATATTGAGCCTGAATTATCTAAAAAACTTGCACCATTATTAGATGGCATGTCCTTTGCCATTATTAACCGTATTTTGAATTTCTCCAAAAAGAATGAAGTGCTTAGAAATGTTCCATTTGAAAGTTCATTAATAGAGGCCGTAGTTACGGAGAGGGTTTCATTGGATGATTTTAGTGATAATGATCTCAATATAATTAAATATCATTTTGACGGTATTTCAAATAGGAAGATAGCTGAATTAGTTGGTGTTTCACATCCAACAATCGCGAATAAATTACAAAAGTGGGGGGTTAAATGATGGAAAGGAACTTACTTTTAGGTAACGGTCATGTTCTAACAAAAAAGGAACCTTTACCTAAAGGAAGGGATGGTAAGCGCTATCCCTATACTCTTGAAGAAGTAAGGGAGCATTTAAACCCCGAGATTGATACTTTACTCTCACGCTTTCGCAGTTTGGATGATGCGGCTAAGCCAAGGGGTGAGAGTGTATTCAATTTAACTTTACACCCAGCGTTTTTAGGTAAAAGCTACTTTCCTGAAGGGTTGCTTAGAGCGACAGGTTTACGGGATGTCGGTAGCCGTCAGGTAATCATTCGCCCACGGAAAGCGGCGCGTCAGTGCGATCAGAATAAGGACTTAGTAACGGCGCAACTGTTTGTCAGCGGTGATGATGATGCCGTTATAAGATTTAAGGAAATTTTAAATTCCCCTACAGCTCCGAAGGGCGTACAAAAGGATTTGATCGAAATTGAAAGTGTTAGCTTTTTTGAAGGAAAAGAGAGAGCACGCAATTTTGAGCATGCGAAAAGTGATTTGATAAAATTTGAAGTGGTTCTTCATGCTGGGGTTGAAGACGATGATATCGTTAAAGCCTATATTAAATATGCGGCACAATATGGCGTCTCTGTTGATTACAAAAGTAAAATTCAAGTTGGTGGGCTGACTTTCATCGTTGCACACGCACGACCTGAAGATATGAAAAAAACCCTCGATTTTTCATTAATCCGCGTTGTGCGGCCGATGCCGTCTCTAAGGTGTACTCAGCCGAACATTGTCAGAAAGTTATCTAATATAGTTACACCGGAGTTCCCTAATTCTAAAGCTGTTCTTGAATCCGAACGTATTGCAATTTTTGACGGTGGCTTGGGGACAGCTGACTTAAGTAATTGGGTTACGGAATACGTGTATCCAGACACCAAAGAGACAAGCGGATTATTATTGCAGCACGGTAATGAAGTAACATCAACTTTCTTATTCGGACGTGTCGAGGAAAATGCACCTTCTTTTGAAAGACCGTTTATGAATGTTGATCATTATAGAGTTCTTTCACCAACATCAGGTGACAATGGCGATTGGGATTTGTTTGATGTCCTTAAGAAAATTCAGTCCGTTCTTGATAGTGGTGACTATAAGTTCGCTAATCTAAGTATTGGTCCTCATCTTCCAATTGGCGATGATGAGGTTCATGCATGGACTGCTGTTTTAGACCAAATCTGTGCTAAGCATGGGATATTACTTACTGTTGCTGTTGGGAATGATGGTCATGAGGACGGTGATGCAGCGAGAATACAACCTCCTTCCGATATGGTAAACGCGCTAGCGATTGGTGCTGCTGATCGTAGCGGTGAAAAATGGGGGCGGGCACCATATAGCTGTATTGGCCCTGGCAGAAGCCCCGGATTCGTTAAACCTGATGGTGTTATTTTTGGTGGAAGCGACGACGAGCCTTTTTACACTTACAACCCGCTGCTTGGTTCTATAGTCGGAGTTCAAGGAACCAGTTATGCCTCTCCATTAGCATTGAGAACGGCCGCTGGAGTTGCGGCTCTATCAGGAACCCCATTGAACACCATTGCATTGAAAGCGTTGCTTGTTCATCATGCTGAAACATCAAGAAAATATTCGCGTGAACATATCGGTTGGGGACGGTTTAGTGAAGATCCTAACGTTTTAATCGATTGTGCGAATGATACTGCTACAGTAATTTACTATGGTTCATTAGCAAAAAATAAATATTTAAGGGCACCGATCCCATTCCCCGATGTTCCCTTTGACGAAGCATTTGAGCTTACCGCTACTTTATGCATTCAAACCCCAGTTGATCCTGAACATTCAGTAAACTATACAAGGGCCGGTATGCAGGTAACTTTCCGTCCAAGATTCGGCCTTGACGATGCCGATACTGATGATTTCTTTGGTCAAAAAAGCCAGTATAAGACCGAAAGGGAGTGTAGGAGTGAAGGTCATAAGTGGGAAACTTGCTTGCACAGAAGCAAAAAATTCAGTGCTGATACATTATTAAGCGATCCAGTTTTTGATATACGGTATCACGCCCGAGATTCTTCGCGCCATGTTAAGGGGGTTTCAGCCCCTGATATGCAATATGCGATGGTAATAAGCGTAAGGGTAAAAGACTTTGATTTATATAATGTTATTCGCCAGCGATATACAATTCTAAATCCTATTCAACTGCGCACACAGATTTCTCTCGACACGTAATTTTCATGGCCGCGAAAGCGGCCTTTTTTCTGTAAATTTTTATGAATTTATATGCACGATAGTGCACAAATTTGCACAATTTTTTTGAGGCTATTTATACCCTTTCCGCCCTGTGGCGGCGCGGTCTGACCCCGGATCGGGAAATGCACAAAAAACGAAGCAAATGTCGTGCGCAGGTGACGGGGGAACAGCCCACGCGACAGGGGGTAGGGAGGGGGTGCCTTTAATTGCCATTCCTCGGCCTTTTCCGCCTTCTCCGCGCGTTTTCTCGCTTCCGGCTGTGTGCGGGGTAAATTGCAGAATGCACCTGCCAGAATGGCGCTCATGAGCTTTGAGTGAGGGGGCGTTAAAGGTTGTGCTGAGTGGTGCTCAGGTGGTGGCCGGTCATGCGAGGATTGAAAATTACTGAAGGAGAACCGCCGCAGGATGTGCGGCGGGTGGATCGGGTCACTCGTCTTTGAGTAGAGCGTAGGGATTAAAGCGGATCACTTCCTGACCGAGCCAGTCATTGACGCCTTTCATTGCTTCCATCACTGGCAACATTTCGTTGATGGCAAAGACGCGCGCTGCTTTCTCAACATCACCGAGCGATCCGTTGCCTTCCGGCATTGCGCCCATGAGTTGCGGCGGGATGCGGTGAGCGTCGCGCAGATCGTTGCGCGTTGCTGATTTGATGTTAAGAAACTCATCCTTTGCCGATATCTGGCTGAACGGCAACAGTTGCACACCGTCTTTGCCGCCGCCCGGCGCGTGGATCAGCACGTTTTTGAAGGAGCCTTTCCCTCTGGCCTGTGACAGCGTCTTCTGCACCACCTTTATGCTTTCCTGATCTACTTTCTCCGAGCCGACATAGAGGATGCACCCAGCGTGAGAGCCATTGTCATAGTAGAGTTTGCGGAACCTGTCGGCGGAATGTGACAGGCTGGCGGACAGTAGCGCCCCCATGTATTCCGGCATACCATAGATTTCCTGGTGAATATCCGGGTTCATAATGTGGCAGACCTCGCCCGTCCTGAACTCGTATTCATCTTTCCACTGCCGGATAAACCAGTAGGTTTCAAGATCGCTTCCCCGCCGCGTGTTCAGTGCCGGAACATGCTTAAGTTTAAGCGGCTCTCCCAGACGATTAGACCGACGCTCAAGATAGGCATTGCCGAATACAAACCAGTCCAGCGCAAACGCAGAGAAGGCCTGTCGTGAGAGTAGCGGATGAGGGATATAGCACCCGGTCAGCACATTGCGTTTGAAGTAAAGCGCCGACTGGTGCAGCGGGGATTGTGCGAACGCACGGGTTAACCCTTTCCAGTCTATTGGCGTCTCGTAGTACCGGCCGTTATCGACGCAACACATACTGTCCAGCAGATCGTAGCCGTCTGTTACCGAATATGGCCCGTCAAACGTGAAGGCGCTGAGCGCCGGATCGCTTCTGAGCGCATCGGAGATATCAGGCTGTCCGGCACTGCCATTGCTGGCAGTGTGTTTGTTTTTGTAGGTGCGCTTCTTCATCAGAACTCCATAGCAAACCCGCCGCTGCCACTCTCCTGGCCCAGCGGTTCGTTAATAATGGCGAGCATATTCGCCCAGGCTAAATCGCCGTGGCTGACGCCGCGCGATCGGTCTGTGTCATAGGTGATGAATCCGCCCGGCGTCTTTACCTTACGAACAGAGTTAAATGCGTTGATCAGGGCGCGCTCGCTGCGGTCATATTCCCAGCGCCCGGCGCGGATCAGCTGTAGCATTTTCAGCACCAGGGCGCGCTTTGACGTCATTGACATGGTGTAGGGCATCGCCATCGGGAAAAACTTCTTCACTATCTGGTAAACGGCCTCACCGTTACCGCCCGTCACGTCGATGCCGACATGCTGCACGTTGTATTTGAAGGTGAAGTTTTCGATAACTTTTGCCTGTTCTTCAAACTCAAGGCCGCGTACCTGTTCCGTTTCTACCGTGCGGAATTTACCGCCCGGCACCAGTGGCGGCACTACAACGCAAATTGCCCCGCTGTCACCGTTGCCGCTGCTGCCGTTGGCGTCATAGCCGATCCATACCGGACGATTACCCATTGGTCTGGATGCAAAAGGCTTCCAGTCCGGCCATTCATCGTAACCATCTGCGCCGCAGCCAATCAGTGCGTTAAGGTTGAAGGCTGACTCGCCATCGCGAACGAACTCGCACATGTACAGGTTGCGGAATTCATCCTCGCTGTTTTCATCCTGAATCTCTTCAAGATCGGTGTACTCCCAGCCGTGGTCTATCACATCCTTCAGGGTGACAATCTGACGCCAGGTTTTATCCGGGCACAACAGCCCGCTGTTCAGCGTTTTCCAGCCCACATCAAATGCTTTGCGCTGTGCCTTCGGGCGTTTTTCATTCCAGCGATCGCCCGTCCAGAACGGGTAAGCCTCATGGGTTTCACCTGACGGCGTGGAAAAGTAGGTACGCGTCAGCCCCTTCAGCGTTGCCATTGCACCCGCAACCTTTCGTAGGTTGGTGAAGTTGCTGACCCAGAAGAATTCATCGAACTTCAGGTTGCCCGTATATGACTGTGCCGTCGCTGCGGACGTGCCGAGGAAATGCAGCTCTGCGCCGTTACTCAGTACGATTTTGTCGCCGCCCTTAAGCTCAACGTCTACTTCTTCCGCTACCTTCTGAATGAATCCCCTGAACTGGTGAGCCTGTCGGCGGGATGCGGACAGAAATATCTGGTTGCGCTGGTACGGATGTTTCACATCATCGCGCAGTGCATCCAACAACGCCTCGCGTGCAAAGTACCAGGTTGCGCCAATCTGGCGGGACTTCAGTATCATGCGGTTTCGGTGGTGGCGTTGCTCATACCAGCCGCGTTGATGCCACGAAAGCGAATCAAGTATTTTCTCCCGCAGCGCGACGATCTGTTCTTCGGTGAAGTGATTTTTCAGCTTGCGCTTGCGCGGCTTTTTGCCCGTGCCAGCCCCTGCCGGTTGTCCGTCAGACAGTTTTTTCAGTTGCCGGGTCAGCAGATCAATCTCCTTGAAGTCTCCCCCGGTCTTGTCTTTCTTGTCCGTAAGCTGGATGAGGCGGGCATCCATAGACTGACTGACCCGCTGAACGGGCGGCGTTTCATCCCATTCATCGCGTTTCTTCCAGGCGTAAATTGTGTTCTGATTAATCCCCATCAGGCGCGCGATCTCCGCTGGCGGGTAGCCCTGCCAGTAAAGTTGTTTTGCCCTCTGACGTACAAAAGCGTCCTGTATCATCTGCCCTCCACCGTTTATGGAGTGAAGATTACCCCGCGCGCGATCCCGCTTTCGCCCTCTTTATGGTCTGGCCCTCCTCCGACAACAAAACCTCGTTGAGACAGCAAGTTACGCTCTGCCATCATGGACGTACAGAAACCACTCAACAGGATTATCGACATGGCTAGCGCAGCAAAACCAGCCCGTAAGAAATTCCGCGTTGCTGTCTCTGGTGCCACCGTTGACGGGCGTGAAATTCGCCCTGAGCACCTTCGTGATGCAGCAGCAAACTACAGCCCGGAGGTGTACGGCGCACGCGTCAACGTGGAGCACTACCTTTCGCCGTTCCCCGGCAGTGATTTCGGCGCAATGGGGGATGTGACAGCACTCAGTGCTGAAGATATCAGCGAAGGCCCGCTCGCCGGACGCACCGCGCTTTACGCCGAAATTGAACCTTCTGAGCGCATGAAGAAGCTGACGGAAGAAGGTAAGAAAATTTACTCCAGCATTGAGCTGCACCCGCAGTTCGCGCTAAACGGCAAGGCTTATGTCATGGGGCTGGCAATGACAGATACCCCGGCGAGCCTCGGCACCGAGCGCCTGAAGTTTGCCGCGCAGCAGCGTCAGCAGGTTATGTCCTTCAACAATCAGCAGGGTGAAGCCCCGCTGTTCACCGATGCCATTGAGGCAGAAATCATCGAACTGGCTGAGCAGCGCAGTGATGAAGGTAAGCAGTGGTTCGGGCGCGTCATGGGGATCATCGGCAAAGGCCGTAAATCTGACGGCGAGCAGTTCAGCCAGGTGCGTGACGCCGTGGAGAACGTCGCCCAATCCCATGCCGATCTGCTGGACAGCTTCAACGACCTGAGCCGCGCCCGCGAACAGGACAGCCAGGCCATCCAGAAGCTGACCTCCGATCTTGCCGCGCTGACCAGCAAGCTGGGCAGCACAGACGCCAATTTCAGCCAGCGGGAACCCGCGAGCGGTGGCGCTAACGCGCAACTGGCTGATTACTGATATTCATAAAGAGAGCAGAGAACATGGATAACAATACCCGCCAGCTATTTGATCAGTACATCGCCCGGCAGGCACAGCTCAACGGCGTTTCCACCGCCGCTATTGCTGCAAAATTCGCTGTAGACCCGACGCGTCAGCAGCGCCTGGAGCAGGCCGCACAGGAAAATGATTCCTTCCTGAGCAAAATTAACGTGTTTGGCGTCAACCAACAGATCGGCCAGAAAGTCCTGATCGGCAGTAAAGGCCCGATGGCTGGCGTAAACAACAGCGTCACCAGCCGTCGCAATCCTAGCTCTAATCATTCAATGGAGCCGTTCGACTACATGTGCCGCAAGGTCAACTATGACTACGGCATCAGCTATGAACAGCTTGATGCGTGGGCGCATATGCCGGAGTTCCAGCCGCTGATCAGCAAGGCAATGGCCCGCCAGATGTCGCTTGACCGCATCATGATTGGCTTTAACGGCGTTAAGTACAGCGATCCGTCCGACCGTGCCGCCAACCCGCTGTTGCAGGACTGTGGCATTGGCTGGCTGGAAAAAATCCGCCAGGAAGCGCCGCACCGCGTCATTTCCAATGTGACGATCACTGCGCGTGATGAAGATAACAAGGTTGTGGCAAAAGGCACTTACGGCAATATTGGCGCTGCGGTGTACGACGCCAAAAACAGCCTGATGGATGAATGGCACAAGCGTAACCCGGATAACGTGGTGATTCTGGCAGGCGACCTGCTGACGAGCAGCAATTTCTCGGCTATCAACGCGTTAAGCCAGACCAACCCGAATACCGAAATGCTGGCCGGTCAGTTGATTGTTGCGCAGGAGCGCGTAGGCAACATGCCGACCTTTATCGCGCCTTACTTCCCTGTGAATGGCGTGCTGATCACACCATTCAAAAACCTGTCGGTGTACTACCAGCGCGGCGGTCTGCGCCGGACGATCAAAGAAGAGCCGGAATATAACCGTGTCGCAACGTATCAGTCTTCAAACGATGACTTCGTCATTGAAGACTACGGCAATGTTGCGTTCATTGACGGCATTCAGTTCGCCCAGGCCGAACAGGCTGGCGAGTGACAGACGCGGCGGGGGAATTCCCCCGCCATTACGGGGAGAAGTGACGATGTTAACACCGGCACAACGACATTTTCAGAAGGTCATGGCAGAACGCCGGGGCCAGGCGGATGAAGAATCCGATATCCAGCGCACCGCGCATGAGCAGATTCTGCATCGCCTTCGTATGGACTTGTCCCGCCTTAGCGGGGTGCAGTCCGAAGAAACCAAAGCTGAAATGAAAAAATCCATGTTGCCTGAATATGAGGGATGGATTGAAGGCACGCTCGACGGCGACAGCGGGCGGCAGGATGAAGTCATTACCCGGATGATGGTCTGGGCGATTGACTGCCGTGACTATGCGCTTGCGTTGAGGCTGGGGCGCTATGTGGTACGCCACGGGCTGACGCTGCCGGATAACTTCAACCGCACGGCAGCAACCTTCCTGACTGAAGAAGTGAGCAAGCCACTGTTGACGCTGGCGGCCGCTGATGCCGACGCTGATTTATCGTCTGGTGTCGCCGTGCTTGACGAAGTGGCGGAAATTGTCGCTGACAGTGATATGCCGGATGTGGTGCGCGCCAAGTTGTGCAAGGCCCGTGCACTTGCCCGCCGTGGTGCGACTGATATCACGAGCAAAGCGGAAGCGCTGGCGCTGTTCCGTGAGGCGCTGACGCGCAATCCTAATGCCGGGGTGAAGAAAGAGATCGCCACGCTTGCCCGTGAGGTTAAGAAGCTGTCTGCGGATGACGGCACGGGTGAAGGCGACGCGGCCAGCACCGATAAAACTGACGGTACTGCAGAGCCTGCCCCTGAAAAGGCCACCATCGCCAGCGCAGCGGCTAAAGCGACTGTGCGTAAAGCCAGGACACCTGCGGCGACAGGCAAAGCGACAAAGCGCAAGCCTGCCAGCCAGAAAAAGAATTAACGACTTCGGCCCCGTCCGACAGGCGGCGTGGGTGGATATCTGCCCGTATACGGTCTTTTAACCACCCGCCCACCGCCTGATTTATGGGAGATAAGTGCATGAGCAGCCTTGTGGCAAATAAGCGCGTGTTGCCTGCCGACAGCGATACGCCCGATGTTGATGATGGTGATGCCACCGTCAGCGCCGGGGACTTCTGGCCGGTGATCAAACTGGCCGATCTCCGTCTGGCTGCACGCATCACGGGTGGGATCACCACGTCAAGGCTGATGCACGTCACCACTGAAGCGGTAGCCCATGTTACCGCGCAGTTGCTGGACTGGCGCGCCGGTCAGGTCAGTGCAGGCTTTCTCACGCTGGAAGATGTGCCCTCAGTCCTGCCGTCAGGTGAAACGGAAAAGCTGGTTATCAACGGTGAAAACGTGAAGGTGTACCGCTTCCGGCGTGCGGTTTATTCGATTGCCAGGGCGCTGGTACTTGAAGGTTATCGCGATGTTGACACCACGGCGAAAGGCGACAAAGACGCCGCCGCGCTTGACCTGCAACGGGATGATCTCTGGCGGGATGCCCGCTGGAGTATCGCTGACATTCGCGACACCCCGCGACTCTATGCGGAGCTTTGCTGATGAAAGTGAAGGCATTGCAGGGGGATACGGTGGATTTGCTTTGCTGGCGTCACTACGGCACCACGCAGGGCGTGACCGAAAAAGTGTTATCTGCCAATCCCGGACTGAGCCAGCAGGTTTTTCTTGATGCCGGTCAGGAGATTGAACTGCCGGAAATCGCGAGCAAAGCGCAGCGGGAGATGGTGCAGCTTTGGGATTGAGAGGTTGCCATGAGCGACGTACCTACGGGGATGTTGGAACAAACAATGAAATGGATTGCTACATATCTGCCGACGCTCTACGCGGCAGGTGCAGCGTTGAGCATATCGGCGCTGATGAGTCTGTATGACGGCCAGTCAATGCTGAAAACCGCCACCGGTTCACTGGTCTGCGGGATTGTCACGCTGGCGGTTGCCGGATCGCTTGAATATCTGGGCCTGCCATCCAATGCCGTCACCTTCGTGGGGGCGTCAATCGGATTCATGGGGGCTGACAAGGTACGCAACAAAGTGACCGGCTTTATTGAAGCACGTATCGGAGGGGCGAAAAGTGGAAATGAGTAATAACGGGATGGCCCTGCTTAAAAGCTTTGAGGGCTGCGAGCTTACCGCCTATCAGGATGCGGTAGGTGTCTGGACTATCGGCTATGGCTGGACTCAGCCCGTTAACGGCGTGCCGGTCGGTAAGGGTATGACCATCACTCAGGCAACCGCAGACAGCCTGCTGAGCAGCGGCTTGGTGCAGTATGAAAAAGGCGTGACAGGTCTTGTGAAGGTCGCTGTTAATCAAAACCAGTTTGATGCTCTCGTTGATTTTGCCTACAACCTGGGCGTTAACGCTCTGGCGGGTTCCACACTGCTGAAAAAACTGAATGTTGGAGATTTTGCGGGCGCAGCGGATGAGTTTCCGAAGTGGAACAAGGCAGGCGGCAGGGTTCTTAATGGTCTGGTTAGACGCCGTGCCGCTGAGCGCTTGCTGTTCCTGTCATGAGCTGGTTACTGTCCCGCTGGAAACCTGTGCTGATCACGGTGCTCTGTGGTCTGGCTGTCTGGTGGTTCAGCCATCAGCGCTATATAGCCGGGTACAGTGACGCCAGCGCAGAGTGGGCGCTGAAATGGAAACAGCGTGATGTTGACGATGCTACAGAACTGGCTAAGCGTCAGGTAGAGGCCAGGGAAGAAGAACAACGCCGACAGGGTGAAGTTGATGAGATCAGAAAACAAGCCCGCCAGCAGCTTGCTGGCGTCCAGGCTGATGCCGATCGTGCCCGTGCTGCTTCTCGTGGGCTGCACGACAGGGCCGATAAACTCGCCAGGCAACTGGCAGAACGTGAACGCGCCTGCGGTGCCGGTACTACCGGCAGAGGCGAGACAGAAACCAGCGGAGCCGTATTGCTCGCCGACCTGTTCCGCCGCGCTGACGAGCGAGCGGGAGAGCTGGCAAGAGAGGCTGATGAGGCAAGAGCCAGAGGACTGGCCTGTGAAGCCGCATACGGTTCAATAGCGACTCCGCTTAAGAGGTAGCGCCATGTTAAAAGCTGATTCACTACGCGAGACCCTGACCAGCGCTAACAAATGGTGCAGGGCCAACCCTGAAGCCTTCACCGTTTTTGTGGAAGAAGGGAACATCGAGACGACCGGCGAAACACCATCGTTTATGTACCGTTATACCCTGGTGCTGTTTGTGATGAATTTTGCCGGTGATATTGATGATTTCACGTTGCCGTTAATGGCATGGCTCTGGCACAACCAGCCCGATCTGCTGCTGAACCCGGAGAAAAACAGGAACATTAAATTTACGACCCTTATCAACAACGACGATACCGCCGACATTCTGTTTGAAATGCCGCTGCGCGAGCGCGTGAAGGTCACTCTGGATGCAAACGGCATTCCCCGCGCGGAGCATTTGCCGGAACCGAAACCGCGCATCCCGTCAGCGGACGGCGACTGGAGCGTCATCTTTGAGGACGTGACGTGGGAGGCAGACGCACATGAGTAACGATCTCTTCCGTGAGCTGGATCAGGTCTTCAGCGACATACTGGCGGGCACCTCTCAGGCCGGACGTGTTCGCACCGCCCGCGCGGTTGGTCAGGCACTAAGAAAGAGCCAGCAACAGCGCATCAAAGCGCAGCAAAACCCGGAAGGTTCGCCATACCCTGCCCGCCGTCGCCGGGGGCTGCGCTCTCAGCAGGGCATTGTGTTTGTCTGGCAGGGAGAGATCCGCCGCCTCAAAAACTGGCACGGTGGCCGGGGAAAATACGGACGAACGATTACCGGCTTTGATGAAGAGCGCAACGATATTCGCACCTTTTACCGCAGCGACATTGAGCGTTACATCGAGATCAATACGCGCTCAGTGCGCCGCAGCACTGCGAAGAAGGTGCCGATGTTTCAGCGGTTGCGCAGCTATCGCTTTCTCAAAATGCGCGCTGATGCAGGCGGCACATCCGTGGGTTATGACGGCGTGGCGGCACGCATTGCGCGTGTGCACCAGTACGGCCAGCGTGATCAGGTCGGGCCGGGTGCCTTTGCTAAATATCCGGTGCGTGAGCTATTGGGCTTTACCGCTGGCGATGAACAGATGATTACGGAACAGGTGGTTAACAGCCTGGGGAGTGCAGCACGATGAGCGCTGAACTGATCCGCCTGCTGGAAAATCTCCTCCGCGTCGGCGTTGTTATTGCCGTTGATGAAGAGAGCTGGCGCGTGCGCGTGCAAAGTGGCGAACTCCAGACCGACTGGCTGCGCTGGAATACCACACGCGCCGGGGCATTCAGTATCTGGGTGCCGCCTTCCGTGGGTGAGCAGGTCTGGCTGGGCTGTATTGGTGGCAACCCTGAAACGGCGGTCATTATCGGCAGTCTCTACAGCAACGATCAGCCAGCACCGGGCAGCAGCCTGAAAGAGATTGTGCTGACAGCGCCAGACGGTGCCACTTTCCGCTATGACGCAGAAGCCAGCGCGCTGGAAGCGCAGGGCATGAAGACAGCACATATCAAAGCCTCTGCCAGCGTCACGCTTGAAACACCGATTGTAGAATGCACCGACCATCTGAGAGCGCGGACGTTCGAACTGTCGGAGGGCGGCACGATGAAGGGCAATGTTACCCATTCTGGCGGATCGCTTACGTCTAACGGGGTGACGGTTCATTCGCACGTACATGGTGGTGTGCAGGGTGGCAGCAGCAACACCGGGGGGCCGAAATGACAGTCCGTTATATTGGCATGAACCCGGACGGCACGGGCCAGCTTACCGATACCGATCATCTGTGGAATTCAGTACGCGACATACTGACTACGCCGCTGGCAAGCCGGGTGATGCGGCGGGATTATGGCAGCATGATCCCCGATCTGCTGGATGAACCGCAAAACGAAGTGACGCGCCTGCAATGTATGAGTGCGGCGGTGATCGCCCTGACGATGTGGGAGCCGCGTATTGCCCTGAACGGCATCAATATTAGTTATTCAAAGGATGGCGCTGTCACCGCTGAACTGGTCGGCATTATCACCGAAACCATGCAGACGGCAGGCAGTGCGCTGACGCTCAGGAGTGGCAGCAATGGCAACAGTTGATTTATCGCAGCTACCGCAGCCGCAAATTATCGAAGTGCTGGACTTTGAAGTCATTCTCAGCGAGGTCAAAGCTGTCATGCTGGCGGCATTCCCGCAGGAACAGCAGGCTTCTGTTGCCGCCGCGCTGGAGCTGGAATCCGAACCGCTGAACGTGATCGCCCAGGTGGTTGCCTACCGTGAAATGATGCTCAGGCAGCGGATTAATGACGGTGCGGCGGCGTGCATGTTGAGCCATGCCGTATCGTCCGATCTTGATAATCTCGCGGGCAACCTGAACACCGAACGCCTGATCATCACCCCGGAGACGGCAACTACTGACGCGGTAACGGAAAGTGATACCGCACTGCGTTTGCGGGCGCAGGCTGCGTTTGAAGGGCTTAGCGTGGCAGGGCCAACTGGCGCATATGAATATTTTGCCAAAAGTGCCAGCGGCAAAGTGGCGGACGCCAAAGCGATCAGCCCGTCGCCTGCCGTGGTGGTGGTCTCTGTGCTGTCTACCGAAGGCGATGGCACCGCCAGCGCGGAACTGCTGGCGACGGTGGATAAGGCACTGTCTGCTGACGATAAGCGCCCCGTTGCCGATCGTCTGACCGTTCAGGCGGCAGAGATCGTGAATTATCAGATCAATGCGCTGCTGTATTTCTACCCCGGCCCTGAGTCTGAACCTATCCATACCGCTGCGCAGGACGCGCTTCAATCCTGGCTGAATCAACAGGGCAAGATTGGGCGTGACGTTGCCCGCTCAGCCATTATGGCGGCGCTGCATGTTCAGGGCGTGCAGAGGGTGGAGCTGCTGGAGCCTGCCAGCGATATTGTGATCGCCGATACGCAGGCGGCGCGGTGTGAGTCATTCACGATTGAGACCGGGGGCACCGATGAATAACAACATGCTGCCGCCTTCGGCCAGCGGCTTTATGCGCAGTACGGAGACGGTGACGGAACGGCTTACCGATATTCCTGTTGATCTGCGTAAGCTGTGGAATCCGGACGAATGCCCCGCTGATCTTCTGCCTTATCTCGCCTGGGCGTTGTCCGTCGATCGGTGGGATAAAAACTGGTCAGAACAGACTAAACGGCAGGTGATTAAAGCCTCATGGCTGGTTCACCGTCAGAAGGGCACCATTTCCGCTTTGCGCCGCGTCGTTGAACCTTTCGGCTTTCTGCTGCGAGTGATCGAATGGTGGCAGGGCGGCGAAGAACCGGGAACATTCAAGCTTGAAATCGGTATTCAGGAACAGGGGATTACGGAGGAAACCTATCTTGAGCTTGAGCGCCTTATTGACGATGCCAAACCGAGAAGCCGCCACCTTACAGGCCTGTCTCTTTCGCTTCAGTCGCAGGGCTATATCGAAGCCGGGGCGGGATGTTATATCGGCGATACGCTGACCGTTTATCCCTATTTTCCTGAAACCATATCCGTGGGCGGTGGCGACTACACCGGCGCGGCAGTCCATTTAATTGATACCGTGGAGATCGCAAGTGGCGACTAAATATTTTGCCCTATTAACCAATATCGGGGCGGCAAAACTGGCAAACGCCACGGCATTGGGTGCGCAGGTTGAGATCACCCAGATGGCCGTGGGCGATGGCAATGGCGCGCTGCCGACACCGAACCCGGCACAAACAGCACTGGTTCATGAGCGGCGTCGCAAGCCGCTTAATAGCCTGAGCGTTGACCCGAATAACGATAGCCAGATTATTGCCGAGCAGGTGATCCCTGAAAACGAGGGCGGGTGGTGGATCCGTGAAATCGGTTTATTCGATAAAGACGGCGATATGATTGCCGTAGCCAACTGTGCGGAAACGTATAAACCGCAGTTACAGGAGGGCAGCGGGCGTGTACAGGTTGTGCGCATGATACTGATTGTCAGCAGCACCGAAGCGGTAACGCTGAAAATCGATCCGTCCGTGGTGCTGGCAACCCGTAAATATGTTGATGATGCCGTAATTGAAGTTAAGGCATATGCAGATGATGTGATGAAAAAGCATGTTGATGCAGCTAACCCGCATAAACAATACCCGTTGATTGCCAATGCACTTAAAGAAATGGCTGACGCCGGATTGATAGATCAGGTGTTCGCAAATCTTGCTTTGGGAACTGCTGCAAAAAAGGATACAGGAGTTGAGGCCGGACAAATTCCCGATATGTCAGAGTTTACATTAGATAGCAGCGTTCCAGCGGGGAGTGCTACAGGATATATAAAGATCAACATTGCAGGCATAAGAATAATTGCGGGAACTGTCAGTATTCCGTTCTCTAATGCCAGCACGGTGCCAGCCGGTACTGCTGTTACAGGAGTGTTTACTTTGCCATCCGCTTTTCCTTCTCGATTACTTACGGTTGTGGGATGCGGTGGGGATATGGCAGCTAATAACTCTGGTTATTTTTCTTGCGCTTCTAATGGAAACGGCGGTGATGGCCGTACGAAATTCTCCTGGACGTATAGGGCTATTGGCAACAATTTGTCCAATGGCGGTACTTTTGCAAATTTCATCGCAATAGGTATTTAAAATGAAAATTTGGTTTAGCGCTGAGTTAGACGCGTTTTTTCAAAGTGACTGGTTTGAAGAGCAACCAGCCGGTACTGTGGAAATTACAGAAAGTGAATTTGAAGAGTTAATGCAAAAGCAATCCTCTGGTTTACTGATTTCTCATAATGAGAATGGATATCCTGTTGCAATAGAGCCACCACCACCAACTAAAGAAGAGGCTGTTAGTTATGCAGAACAGCAAAAGACGGCGCTACTTTTGGAAGCGCAGGAAGTGATCAGTCTTTGGCAGACGGAGCTACAGTTGGGCATTATCAGCGATGAAGATAAAGCCAAACTGATCGTCTGGATTAACTACATCAAAGCCGTGCAGGTGGTGGAAACGTCGAAAGCGCCGGATATCACCTGGCCGGAAAAGCCGGAATAAATTTTTATTCCGGCACGCACCGCCAGTTTTAACCGTGCTGGCCATACGTATCGAGTACAGTCATTTTTAACGGTGCTGCAGCACTGCCAGTTATGGCGGTGTGTTCCGGAAGATGGAGCGGGCAAATGCCCGCTTTAGTTTTATGTGGTGCTGTCAGAACAGGCCCGATAGCGTACTATTGGCAGAGTTATAGGCTGATGTGGCTTTATCCTTCAGCCCTGAGAGTAAATCGCCAACAGACGACGCTTGCAGGCGTTCGCGTAAATCTTCATCACAGCGCTGGAAGCTGATCGAAAACTCTATTTTTTTCGCCTTTCCGTAGCGGTCAAACTCTGTATGCGTGGCCTGTAGCCCGGTCAGCACGTACATGCCGTAAATCTGTCCCGCACCGCTGATTAAAGGCCACGGTCGCCCGGTGTATGCCTGCGTTGCGAGAACGGTTAGAGATACGTCGCCGCCCGTAATTTCAGGGTAAAGCACCCCGTCAAGGTTGATCTGCGTTTCACCAGCGCCGATGTACTGCCATTTTGCCGATCGGTTGATGCGGTCATTCTTCACATGACGCCAGTTCAGTGAGTGCCGCAGCTGCTGGTAAGGCAGTGTCTTCAGTTCAAAAACGAACATCCCGTATATCATCATCATAATGTTGCCTCCCCCTTAATCTCTGTCTTTGAAGCTGCCACGGTTGAGCCGTTCACGGCGGGCTAGTTCGGCACTTACGGCGTCGGCGGCAATCCGGCCAATTTCGCGCGCGTCCTGCCGGTCGACGCCGTGCAGATGTACGTGGATTTCGCCCGTAAAGCCTCCAGTGGCAACCGGTATACTGCTGGCGTTGCGGCTGACTGGCAGAAGTTCCGCTTGTTTAACGGGAAGCGATGCAGCCACCACTGCGGGGCGTGCGCTTAACCCGTTGTTCCTGACCGTGCTGGCCAGTTGCGATTCCTTCCATTCCCCACGAACGGCCAGCGCACGCGGCAGGTTTTTAAACACGATATCGCCGGGGCCGATCTTCTTCGTGTTATCGGCAGTCGCTTTGGTGTTGCTGTCGATATTCTGCAACCGGCGCATAGTGCCGTTATCGCCGGTCAGCGGTGAGGTGGGTTGCGGTGCTCCGGGCGGAACGTTTTTCACCTCAACTTTTTTCGGTGCAACCTTGGCAATATCACCCTGAAGAAAAGCTATTTTGTCCTGAAGAACGGCCATACGCTGCGCGTCTTCGATCTTCTTCCTGGCTTTTTCGGCTTCATCAGGCAGAACGCCGAGCTTTTTGAGTATCCATGCCAGCGTATCCAGCAGCATTTTCGCAGGCGTAAGAACAAGCTGGAGCGCACCGCCCAGAACGTTGCCGAACACCTCACCGGCGCTGGCGCATTTATCCAGTGTTTCCTTGCTGGACTCCATCGGGGAAAGCAGAGATTTGAACCAGTTAAAGACCTGGCTAATACCGTTGCTCATTGCATCAAAGATGGGGCTGAACTGCGCGAAGGTCTCGCGTAATGGGGCCAGTCTTTCCATGATGCCGGTAAATACACCTGCAAAAAATGCTTTAAGAGGCTCCCAATACCGCCAGATCAGCACTCCGGCAGCAACAAATGCCGCCACTATCAGGCCGATCGGACTAAACAGCAGCGACAACGCTGTACCCAGCATAGACACCGCAGCAGTGATCATGCTCCATATGGCCGGTAAGCCTGTCAGGCGGAGGGCGAGCATCCCGATGTTTTTAGTCAGTGCACCCAGCGCGGCACCAGGTGCAAGAAATGCCCCCATCAGTGCGCCGCGCATAGCGGGTAGGATGGTTGAAACTCCCCACATTTTCCCTGCTAACGAGCCGAGAACTGGCCCCCATCCGCGCACGCTTGCCATTGCCGGGCCGGAAGCCGTGCCGAGCGTTCGCAGAGCGGCAACTGTTCCGGTTATGCCCCTGCCCCCTGTCAGCAGGGTGAAACCTAGCTGGAGTTTAGCCAGCGGCCCCATCAGCAGTCCGATCGCCAGCGATGTGCCGCCAATGGCGGCGGTCAATGCCAGAACGCTGCCACCGACAACCAGCAGGGATTGGGCGAGCTTCGGATTTTCCTTCGCCCACTGCGTCATATTCCCCACAACGTCACTCAGTCCCTGAGTCAGGGCGCGAAGCTGATTATCGACGAGATCGTTAATCTGGATACGGAAACCTTCCCAGGCGCTGTCCAGATTTTTGAGATCGCCATCAAGGTTATCCGCCATTATTTTGGCGGCTTTCTGTGCCTCACCTTTGGAGTTTTTCAGTTCACCCAGCAGCTTCTGAAGTTCGCCGCTCCCGGCCGACATAACCAGAGCCTGGAATGACTTTGACGCCTCTTCACCGGCAATATCTTTGAAAAATGAGAGCTTATCGGTATCCCCATACTTGCTAATCTTTTTATAGAGATCGGTTAGAACCACTTCAGCAGGGCGCATTTTCCCCGTTGCGTCAGCGACTTCTACGCCCAATTCTTTAAGCGCGGTTTTTGCCCTGCCGGTTGGCGCGGCAAGGCGTGAAAATGTGGCCTGCAAACCTGTACCGGCGATACTCCCGCGCAGGCCTACGTTCGCCATTACGCCGATCATGGCTGTTGTCTGTTCAACACTGACGCCAAGATTAGAAAGACCTGTCCCGGCGTACTTCATCGCCTCACCGATATTTTGCAGATCGGTGTTGGTGCGGGTGAACGCCCCAGTTAGTACGTCACTGACGCGATCCATTTCTTTGGGATCGAGACGGAACTGAGACAGAATATTTGAGCTGATATCGGCGCTTTCGCCTAAATCCATACCACCGGCCAGCGCCATATTGAGCACGCCGGGCAGTGCGGCCTGAATGGCCTGCGGAGTGAAACCGGCCATAGCGAGAAACGCCTGACCGCTGGCGGCGTCAGTCGTGGTGAACTGCGTTTCAGCGCCCAGCTTTTTGGCCTGCTCACGAAGTGCGGAAAAGTCAACGGAGCTTTTATCTATGCGGGTTAGCGCCTGCACGCGGGACATTTCCCGATCAAACCCAACGGCGGGGGATAAGAAGCGTCCCGCTGCGTAACCGGCAGCAGTGGCCCCGGCAACGGCCATCGTGCCGCCGCCGCGAAGTTTGCCTGCCGTTTGCTGCATCTGGTCGTAGCGCGCACGTGCCTGCGTGACAGCGGCAAGCTGTCGCCGTTCCCGCTCCAGCGTCTGGTTGTACTGTTCGGTTCGACGTATCGCGCTCTGAATGGTGCGATCGCTGCCGACTAGCGAAACGCCGTGGCTGCGCAGCGCCTGTGAGGCAGCACGCAGCTTAACCATTTCCTGCGTGCGTGCAGAGTTAAGGCGCTCCAGCTTTGCGGCCAGTGCTGCCATATGTGCTTTTTGCTTGTCTGTAAGCTGTGTACCTTCCCGCTGCGCCTGATTCAGCCCTTCAAGCGTCCGGCTGGCTTCGTCAATTTTGCGGGAGGTCTTTTGCACGCTGTCGCGCAGACGGTTGAACGTGCGGGACTGGCTGTCCAGATCTTTAATGCTGGATTGCGTTTTTTTGAGGGATTCTGACAAACCGCCCGCACTTTGGCGGGCGGCATTGACCGGGCGGGTAAGTTTATCGATCGCGCTGAACGCGACGCGGATATTAAGGCTTTTCACTGTCACTGGCTCCACTTCGGACAGCCGCCCGCTCACGCCAGGCTATGACTTCGCCCAGCTCCATCGTGAAGACTTCAGAGGGCGGCCAGTTGAAAACAACCGCGATATCAGCGACCAGATCGTCGATCAGGTCGAACCGCAGGAGTGTTACTGATTCTCCGTCTCCGCCTCGCTCGATGCTCCAGACCCCGCAGGCGTCAAAAAAGGGACGAGCGCTTCTGACAGGCTGACAAAATCGCGGGTATCCATTTCGTTGATTTCGGTCTGCTTGAGGCGTGGTGACGTGACACGGGTCAGCAGTACCGCCACCGAATCCACATCCATATTCATCACGTTAACCAGCTTCAGCCCGCGCAGGGAGCCAGCCTGTTTGATCTCATCCGTGATCGTTACCTGAGTAATTTTCTCATCGCCGCGAACAACGGGTTTTGCCAAAGTAATGGTGTTATCGTTTTTTTTGCTCATTGTTGAATACTCCGGGCGGCACGGGTATGCCGCCACTTATCAGGTTAATCAGTTACCCATTCCCAGCGCAGACGTAATGCGGTCAGGGTAGATATTCTTGCCGTCTTTCTTGTAGATGAAGTTCAGCAGATCAAACTCAAACAGCGGCTTATCGTCGATGGTGAGTTTGTAATAAGTGTTCTTCATCGTGTAGCTGACGGAGGTGTCTTCTCCCTGCTTGCTTTCGCCGCCGTCCATTTCGGTGATGCGGCCGCGCAGTTCGACCTCTACCAGCAGGCTTTCACCATCGGTGTAATACTCACCGGCGAAGCGGAAGCGGGTCTCGTCGATATCGCCGCAGTAGTTCAGCAGAAGTGACTGAACCAGACCGCCAACCACCATCGTGGTATCAAGTGCGCCACTGTCCAGACCGAGATCCACAGCAGCGGAGCCAATCATCCCGCCGCCCTGAAAGTCTTCAGTCTTACGGGTGAGTTTTGGCAGTGTCACGGAAGAGACTTTGCCAATGCAGTTGCTGCCGTTCACAAAGCAGGTGAACAGGCGCAGTTTGTGAGGAACCGCCATTTATGCACCTCCCAGCGAAGAGAACGCCGATTCAAAGTATTCATCGGTGAAGGTCTGGTACATCGTCAGATCCTCCATCGGTGGAACGGGCGTGTATTTATAGCGAATGCGCACCTGACCCTGTCGAAGCCCGGTTGTCGGGTTATCCAGGATATCAAACCAGCATTCAGCGCCGATTAGCCGTCCCTGCGTCACCAGCGAGCTGAGTTTCCCGCTGATACCGCTCACCACGTCCTTGACGTTCGCTGGGGTAAGCGGTTCGTCAATGGCCTCAAACTGCGCTTCCGCAATGCTGTCAGCCAGAATCTGGGCGGTACGGGTATAAACCTCAAAGATGTAATCTTTGGTATCCGTGACGCGGTTTCCCCAGAACCGGAATCCGTTACGCTTGATGAGCGTCGTGATCTCCTTGTTGTTCAGTTCGTTTGCGTCGCTGTCTTCTGCCTGAAGCGACCAGAAAACATCCTGAGAAATACCCAGCACGTTGTTGACTGATACGTTGGAAAGCGATTTATGCCAGCCCTGATTGTTGTCAATCAGCGCACGCAGGCCGCAGGCATACGCCGGGGCCGGGAAGATTTCGTTTTCTCCGGTCAGCGGGTTGTAGGCGATGAAATCAGGCCAGATAAGCATAAGTTCGCGGTAGGCGAAGGTTGCGCGGTAGGTGATAGCTTCCGCCATCGTCTTGCAGCCGTAACAACTGGCATAGACAAACGCGCGCAGGTTCTGCGCAATGACGCACAGCGCAGAGGTCACTTCTTCCGTGTCGTAGCCTGGTGCTGCCAAAATGCGCGGACGATAGCCGACCTTCTGTTCAGCCGTCAGAAATGCGTACATGCCGGTATAGCTGCCGTCTTCTGCCGTGCCGCCCATGATAAGTTGTGCCTGCGTTTTACCGCCTTCTTCTTCCGTAGCTGCTGCTACGCGCACAACGATTACCTTCGGGCTGGTCTGGTCAGCGATGGCTTTAAGCGTTTTGTACAGGGAGCCGGTTTTACCCGCCTTACCCAGCACGTTGTTAACCCGTGTCACTAACACGGGGGTATTCAGGGGAAAGGCTTCCGCATCGGCATCATCCGCCACGGCGACGACCCCAATGACATTCGATTCAATGTCATTGATAGCCGCCACAAGGTCGGTATTCTCCCGGATGCGGGCACCATGAAAGCGATCTTCCGCCATAGTTTCCACCATTACGTTATTGAGTTCGCAGTGATAATCCCCCATGTCTGACCGCCACTCACGCTATTGCGGGTCTGGCCGGACGGCGACAACAAAAACCGATTTGGTCTCTCCCGCGCGCGTGGGATCCTTCGCCGGAAGAAGGGGGAAAGCATGGCACTTACAGACCTGACCAAATCACTTAATGACGCCGTCAGCAGTTATAACGATTCACTTACCGAAGCGGTAAAAAGTCCGGGATTCAGTATTACGATGGGCGGCAAGGTACTGACGCAGCTGGATGATCGGATCATGTCGCTGTCACTGACGGATAACAGGGGCTTTGATGCTGATCAGCTATCTATTTCCATTGATGATAGTGACGGTATGGTTGCACTACCGCCGCGCGGGGCCGAGCTTGCCGTATCATTTGGCTGGCTGGGTGAACCGCTGGTTTACAAGGGGCTGTACACGGTTGACGAGGTATCCCACGAAGGCCCGGCAGATACCATTGGCGTTACTGCCCGCAGCGCTGATTTTCGTGAAGAGTTCAACGTAAAACGAGAAGTCTCATGGCATGACGTGACCGTAGAGCGAGTTGTGTCGGCAATAGCGCACCGCTATGGACTGAAGGCGCAGATCAGTGAAATGCTCATGGATATTGAGATTGATCACGCCGACCAGACGCAGGAAAGCGATATGTCGTTCCTTACCCGCATGGCGGACATGCTGGGTGCAATTGCCACCGTCAAGAACGGCAGTCTTCTGTTTATCCTGCCGGGTGGTGGTGTGACCGCTGACGGGAAGGCGCTACCCTCTGCCAGTATTGACCGCACAAGTGGCGACCGGCATCGCTTCCGTATCGCCGATCGGGATGCATATACCGGTGTTCGGGCTTACTGGCTGGATCTGAATTTTGGCAAAAAGAAAAAGGTCAGCGTTAAGCGCCGCAAGCCTGCAAAACCCAAAAAAGAGAAGAGCAGCAGCCGTGAGGGCGATTACATGGAGGGCGCAGACGGTAACGTTTATGTGCTGCGCAAAACCTACCAAAATGAAGAGGCGGCGAAACGTGCGGCAGCGGCAAAGTGGCAACAGCTTCAGCGTGGCGCAGCAGAGTTTTCAATCACCCTGGCGCGTGGCCGCGCTGAGCTTTACCCCGAAATGCACGTGACGGTTAGCGGCTTTAAGGATGAAATAGACAATCAGGACTGGATCATTGCGCGTGCTGAGCACGTCATAGACGACAGCGGTTTTACCACCCGGCTGGAGCTGGAAGCAAAAATACCTGACTGGATAGCGGAAACTGAATAAAATGAAATGGAGTTCAACTCCCACAGGGGAGCCATCATTATGTTCAGATGTCCATTTTGCGGCGCTATGGCCCGCACCCGTACCAGCCGTAAAATAACCGATATGACGATCCGTCAATATCACCAGTGTCAGAATCTGGAATGTAGCCGGTCATTCACCACGCTAAACAGCGTGGAAAGGGAAGTAACAAAACGCGCAGGTGTTGCACCGCTACCGCCTGACTTCATCCCTCGCGATGCCTTCCCGGCGTCCCACTATGGAAGGGATCAGTTAAATCTTGCGTTATAAAAGAACCCCGCGATTATCGCGGGGTTTTGTTTTATCGTAAGTATTCGACAATATGGCCGGTTTTCAAATCGACTTTAGCGGATAACTGGTTTTTTACCGTTGCGCCATAACTATTGGCACCTTGAAAAGTGGTTGTGACAATGGCGTAAGGTGCTGCACCATCAAGGATAAACCTATACTTAGTTTCTAAGTGTTTGAAAGATGATGGATCGTTCATGTCGTCTTTTATTGCAGCAATAAGCGGTTGGTATGAGCTATCAAACAATCTGACATTACTTCTGAAAACGTCAAAATCTACCATCTTGGCTAAAGAAGACGGATCCTTCTGATAATCTTGCTTACACCAATCAAGTGCCTCGGAAGCCTTGATATCATCATTTTTCGTATATGAGTGCTGGCTAATACATTTGTAAAAATCGGTTGATGTGCTTAGAGATAAGCCAGCTTGAGATAAATAGCTTTCAATAATTTTAGAGCGTTCATCTTTATCTAAGCTTCGCCATTGCTTGAGTGAGGTGTTTTTGTAGTTAGACGATGTATCATTTGGTGCCTTTGGTATATAAGAGCACGCCTTTGGAATCACCCCCAAAATTACTATGAGAACAGCCAGGGCAGCTAAAGGGTGCCACCATCGATCCCCTGGTTTTTTAACATCACAATACGGGCATTTTTTTTCTTTACGAGCGACTTCACTCCCGCACTTCCTGCATGTAGTCATTGTCATCTATGACGCTCCTTTAGTTTGTGCAAATTCACACCAGTAAAAAAGTCGTCACCATCAAATCAAGGAAAGCCCTGCATTGCAAATACAGGGCTTTTTGTCGAAGCGTAGTCAAAATGTAGACGAAGATTGAAATAAATCCTTTTATTCCATTGTGTTACTGGCCGGATTCCTTCACCATCCCTGTCTTCCCCCACATGATGTGGGGGTTTTTTTT